TCATTCCATTTCGAGATCATCTATTTTCACTTCAAGCTCAAGGCTGGTAACAAAGCCGTTATCCGGGCCGATAGTGTGGGTCAGCGTGGTTATGGTCCATTCCGCATCATCTATTAGCTGTTTAAAGCCGCTGACCTTTACCGGCATTTCCGTATAGAGATCGGCCCGGCCCTCTGCGAGCTGCAGCGAGAATGACGCCACCCCGCGCTGCAGTCGTTCCCACTGCATCTTTGCCGCCCGTTCAGCATTAGCCCTGTTTGCGTAGGTCCGGTTAAGTACCAGCACGTTTTCATCCGTCCCCACCAGGTAGTCCCCCTGTTTTGCCTCCGGCTCCTTTGGTTTTGTGGTTTTCTTCCGGCGCCGGCGCTTAACTTTCGTCACTTCTTTTTTCTTTGGCTCCCGGGTGTGCAGCCAGCTGGCAATAACCCCGGTATAAGCGCCACGGTCTGCCAGAGTAAAGCGGTGCCCGTCACCGTCCTTTCGGGTGATGGTCACTACCGGCAACGGCTTGCCGCTTGCCGTTCGCCCCTGGCCCTGCCGGATAAACAGCAGGTTGCCATCTTTGACAGATGCTATGGCCCCGTACTGCCGCGCCAGTTTCATCAGAAAACTCGCGTCACTTTCATTTGTCTGGTCCAGGTGATCCAGCGGCCGGTCAGCCAGGTCCTGCCCGATAGCCATTTTCAGGTTATGGCGGGCCGCGATTTCCCTGACAACCTCCCCCACGGTTGTCTGATGCCAGGACTTCTCACGGCGGATATTCAGGGTTGCCCGGAAATCAGCACTGCGGGCACGGATGGTGAGGCGATCAGGTGCGCCGCTGTGTTCAATTTCATCCACTGTAAACGAGCCTTTAGGGAAAAGCGGCTGCCCTTCCCACCCCAGCGCAAACTGAATGACCGCACCGCGACGCGGCAGGACAATCTGCCCGTCCGCGTCGTCCAGTTCCAGATCAAGCTGGTCCGCTTCAAAGCCCCGGTTGTCAGTGAGCGTGACACCCATCAGGCGGTTATCCAGCACGGTTGTAACGTCCTTGCCTTCGATCACAATACTGAAGCCCGGACTTCTGCCGTACAGGCTCAGGAGTTCAGAACTAAAATTCACTGCAGTAGCCCTCCAACCGTATTCTGAATATCCCCTATCGCAGACGTTGCGGTGTCTTTCAGGTTGCTGAGCTGGTCACTCAGGCTGCCAAACATATCAGACAGCGATTCATCCACCCGCTTGAGCGTCAGCGTGAACTCAATCCGCCGCGGCATCCCGCTTTCGAAAAACTCCGTCTTTGTCTGGCCCAGGCTCTCGATCACAAACATGCCGTAAATCGTCCCGCTGCCCTCAATCAGGGGCCAAGCCTTGCCCTGCTCTGCCATCTGCTCCAGCGCCAGCAGGGACAGCCTGCCGCCGGTGATTTCCGGCAGCAGCACGCCGGAAAGCGTCAGCGAGTCGTTGTCCGGGCCAAGAAACTGCGTTGACGGGCGGCGATTAACGCGGCTGTTAACCGCGTGCCGCCAGCTGCGCTGATACTGCAGCTCCTGATACGGTACCGTGCGCAGCATGAAAACGTATAACCCCAGCACCATCATCATGCGTCATATCCCCCCTGGTCACTGTAGTTGCTGCGCGCCTTCGCGCGGGTGCGGCGTTCGCGCTCGTCGAGCTGGCGGGCAACTTCACGCGCAATATCCTGCGGGTTCTGCCCTGGCTGCGCATAAATCGTGATCGGCGCGTGCGTCTCAAAGCGCATCACTGCAGGTGCGCGGTCCGCCTTCGCGGGCTGGCTCTGTTGATACGCCATGGCGGGAAGGCTGAACGGATGCAGGGGTGCAGCTTCTGCAGGTGCCGCCGCCATGCCCAGGGTTCCGGCCACAACCGAAGCCAGCGCCGCCGTGCGCCGTCTGCTGGTCACGTTTGCCGGGCCGTTCACGATTTCGGGGCCATTCTCTCCGACTATGCCAAACTGGCCGCGCGGGATGGCGCCGCCGTCGTCATACATGCCAGCAAACCCCATCATGGGGAAGCCGCCGGGCGGCAGCACCACTTTCCCGTCGCTGTTCACCGTGGGAGGCTGCTGCTTCACCACCTGCTCCGGCAGCTTCGCCTTTGCCGCTTCTTTGCTGACGATGCCGAGTTTTTCAAGCAGCCACGACACGCCAGATTTAAGCGACTCCAGCGGGTGCATGACCATGTTCAGGCCTTCGGCCAGTGCCTCACCGAACCGCCGCCCCATTGAGGCCGCGTTGTTCAGTTCGGCGGTCGTGGATTTGACCGGCGTCAGCAGGTCGCCGAACCATCCCCAGAGTGCCCTGACCTTATCGCCAATCCACTCGAACACCGGGCGCAGGGGCTCAAACGCTTCACTGATTGGTCCTGCGGCGGCCTTAAACCCCTCCACCACGCCACCCAGAAATGCGCTGATAGGCTGCCAGTATTTCCAGACAACCAGCGCCACACCAGCCAGCGCAGCCACAACCAGCCCTATCGGGCTTAGCAGCGCGCCCAGCAAGCCAGAAATTCCATAAAGCGCAACGCGAAGTAATGCCAGCGGGCCGGACACCAGGAAGCGCAGCACGCCACCGGCGGCGGATAATCCGCCCCGTAATGCTGCCAGGGGGTTCATTACCATACCGACAACATTACGAATACCCGCCATTCCGGCGCGTAACAGGTTAAGCGGGGCACCGGCTAAGGTCTTCAGCGCATTGCCCGCCACCCCGGCCGAGCGCCGCAGCTCATTCAGCGGAGCAGTCAGCAGACTTGCGCCACCGCCAGCTGAAGCCATCCCGCGACGTAGCACGGAAAGCGGTGCATTTGCCAGCCAGGACAGCGCGCTGCCGGTGCGCGTAACTGCGGTGAACACGGACGGAAGCGTTTTTACGCCCAGCATGGAAAAACCAAACCGGATCACGGCAATCGGCCCCAGCACCGCTGCCACCGCAACAGCCAGCGTGCCCAGCGCCAGCGTGATTGCGGCGGTGGCGGCGGCAACTTTCATCAGCGTGCCTGCCAGCTCCGGGTTGGTTTCTATCCAGCGCCGCAGCCCACCCGTTACGCTTTTGAGGTAATCCATGATATCCATCAGCGGCTGGCGCAGCGTTTCGCCCAGGCTGCTGAAGGCGTTCTGCGCACCCGCTTTTACCAGCATCCACTGCGCAGAAAGCGAATCCTTGTTAATGTCGGACTCTTTCTGCATCGAGCCGTTTGCACTATTTCCGGCTGTGAGCTGCAGCTGGCGGCGCAGTTCCGGCAGGTTGTTAGCCAACTTTGCGGCATCGTCGCCAAACTCCTTGCCGAAAAGCATCGTCATGGCGGACAGGCGCTTGTCCTGCGGCAGCTTCTGCACCTTCTCCATTACCCGCAGAATGGTGCCCATGGCATCCTTCGCCATCTGCTTTTCAAGCTCTCTGGGCTTGAGCTTCAGCATATCCATGCCATCCATAAAGCGGTCACTTTGCATGGTGGCAATGGACAGCTCGCGCACCATGGCGTTTGATGCACTGGCGGCAATTTCCGGCGCCGCACCTAATGACAGGAATGTGGAGCCAAGCGCCGCCGCCTTACGAAAGTCCAGGCGGTCAGCCACGCCACCCATACGCTGCAGCACGTCAATAATGTCCGCGCCCTTAGACATAGCGTTATCGTCCAGGTAGTTCAGCGCATCGCCCAGCTGCTCGATATTGCGGGTCGGCACCTTGTAAAGGCTGGCGATTTTACCCAGCCCTTCAGCCAGTTCATCGGCGGGCAGTTCAAACGCCGTGGCCGCTTTGGCCGCCGTACTGGCAAAGGCCAGCAGGTCACGTTTCTGGTCTTCGTAGGGATCGTCCTGATTGGTCACGCCCATGCGCGCGCCGCCTTCTACCAGTGCGGCATAGTCGATAGCGCCATTCTCCATGGGGAGCTGTTCGCTGGCAGCCTTGATAGCGGCCTGCATGTCATAAAACTGCTTAGTACGGTTGCCGCTATCATCCCGCAGACCGTTAACCTGCTTTGCCACGCCTTTCATGGCGTCTTCCATACTGGCATAGCTTTTCACTGCTGCCGCGACCGGCGCCCCCATTGCCAGCCCTGCCGCTGAGGTTGTGGCCCCAGCCCCGGCGATGCGATCCCGCACTTCAAGGCTCCGGGAATACCGCTCCCTGACAGCATTTACCCTGGCCTGCTGCTCACCGAGCCGTTTAAGGGATTTCTGCTGACGGTCCAGCGCCTGCCGGGTTTCGTCGGCGTTCTGGCGCAGCTCGCGCTGGGCGCTGCTGAGCTTACGGGTATCAAGTCCGGCCTCATTCAGCGCAAGGCGTTGCTTCTGGACCGACTGCCGCAGGCCGTTGTATTTGGACTGAAGTTCCGAAACGCGGTTTTTCGCCTGCTCAAGCAGACGGGCCTGCGCCGCCGTCGGGCGGTTTGTACTGGTAAACTGCGTGGCGAGCCTGGCCGCTTCTTCGCGCGCGGCTTTGAGGTTATTACCGGTGATTGCCAGCTGCGCGCTGGATTTACGAAAGCCATCAATTTTGCCCGCCTGAGCGTCTAACTCTTTCAGCCTGGCGCGGCTCTGTTGAATGGCGGTAGCCAGCTCCTTTGAGCTGGCCTGCGCAGAACGGAATGGGCGGGTGAGCTTATCAACCGCATTTAGAATCACCTGCAGGCGCAGGTTAGTGTCACTCATCGCTGGCCCCGCTTCTCTGAATCGCTTTATGCCGCCACTCCAGCACTTCGGTCAGCGGCATAACGTCAGTGACGGACGGCGGCCAGTGAAAAATGGTGGCGATATCTGCCACCAGATCGTCAACCGTCAGGCTGTCGGTAAACCGGCAAGCACCGACTTCTTCAACAAAAAAGTTACCACCTCAACGGACAGCGCGGTGAGATCGGCAGGGTCCAGCTCTGCCATTTCCTGCGCCGTCAGGGTCGGCGTGGAGATACGCGGAATGACGGTCATCATTGCGCCCACGTCCATATCCATAATGGCCTGCAGGCGGGTGCCACGCAGCGCGCCGGACTGCGGTTTGCGCAGTACAATCTCTGTGATTTCGGTTTTACCGCGCTTGATAGGGGTGTCCAGCTGTACGGTCTTTTCAGTCAGGTTATCGCTCATGTTCTTTTCCTGTTAAGAGGTTACTGGCGCGGAAGCCCGCGCCGTTAAGGTTAATCAGAGGCCCAGGGCGTTACGGTGCGCTTCCATCAGGTCCGTACCGTCAACGATTTCAATCATGTTGACCAGATCGACCTCATAGAGCACTTCGCCGTTAATGGTCAGCTTCGCGTAGCTGTTGGTGCTGCTGACTTTAGTGGTGTTGCTTTCGCCGGTCTTCCACTCGCCGGAATCCACTTCCTTATGGCGTCCGCGCACAACCAACTCCACCGCCTGCACTTCCCCGGTGTCATCCCGCTGAATGGAGCCGGTGAAACGCAGCTGGATGCCGTCAACCGTGGTTTTACCCATCTGCTTAAAGAGCAGCAGTTCAGTACCGCCAATGGAAAATTCGGTGTCCAGCGCGCCGTCATCCAGCCCCATGTCCACATCAACCGCGCCGGGCATACCACCACCGCGATATTTCTCATATTTGCGCGTAAATTTCGGCAGGGTCATGGACTCGATGATCCCCTGCCAGTTGTTCCCGTCGTTGAACAGGTTCAGGTGTTTTAACTTGCGTGGTAAAGCCATGCTGCCTCCTTATGCGCTGACCTGGCTGGCAAAGTTCATCAGGTACTGATCGGTGATGCGCTGGCGCAGCATCAGGTTTTCCAGCGGTGGCACCGGCGTGTAGTCGTAGTCGATAGTGAGCTTCCCGGCCTTCAGGGAGTCTTTATCGTTCACGGATTCATCCAGCCAGCAGTCCGCACCAATGAGATAGCCCTGGCTCACCAGACTGCGCATTTTGGCGCGGATACCTTCGATAATGTCGCGGGCCAGCGAGGGGTTAAGCGGCTTATCCACCGCCCACATATGCGCCTCAGCGATGGTGTCAGCCAGCACCTGCGCCGTGCGGGTGTAGTTTTCAAAGGCAAACAGAGGATCGTCACTGAGGCAGCGGGAGCCCCAGTAGCGAAAGCCGTCTTTGCGGATCAGGGTGGTCACGTCGTTCTGGTTCAGCAGGCCCGCATCAGTGGCCGGGTCCTGCAGGTCCCAGAACACATCTGCAGAAATGCCGGTGACGCCATTCACGCCCACGTTGGACAGGGTTTTGTGCCAGCCTGTCTGCTCGTCAATTTTGGCGCGCAGGCCGAGCGCACGGGCGGTAGCGTAAGCCGTTGCGTCCGCATTCAGCACGGTGTCAAAGTTGATGAAGTCAGGCCAGATCAGCATCCCTTCGCGCTGGCTGAAGTTGTCGCGGTAGGCAATAGTCTCCTCCACCGTTTTACAGCCGTAGGCGGACACGTAGGCAAACCCGCGCAGGCTCTGCGCCACGCTGAGCAGTTCAGTGGCAACCGCCTGCGTATCATGCCCGGGCACACCGAGAATGCGCGGCTTAACGCCGAGCTGCGACTGAGCAGAAAGCAGAGCCTTAATGCCCGTCTTTTTCCCTTCAGCCGTTACGCCGCCGATAATGTTGGAGGTGGTTTCTTCTTCGGTTTCGCCCTGTGCCACGCGCACGACAACGGTCACAGGTTTTGCCTGGTCGGCAATCGCATCCAGCGAGCGGGCCAGCGTGCCGGACTCCCCAGCTTTGCCGCTGGCGGTCAGTACGTCAGTCAGCAGGACAGGCTTATTGAGGGGAAACATGGACGCATCGGCATCATCGCCGGTGCAGACCATGCCCACGATAGCAGTGCTCACCGTGGAAATGGATCGGGTGCCGTCGTTGACTTCAACAACGCGCACCCCGTGGTGGTAATCCTGAGCCATAAGGCAGTCTCCGGTTTAAGTGGGAGCACCTATCATCTGGATGATTAGTCTGTACTGCACGTTCCGGGCATTGTGCAATGCTTTACACAATGCCCGGATTGCTGAGCCAGGAGATAATATTTTTCAGTTACCCGGCGCGGCTCGTATCCGCTCCCGTCCGGGTTTCGCTGCAGCCTGATATTCTGCTGCTGACTGCGACGCAATTCCTGCGCCAGCTGACGCATCATGCGGCTGCGTGCGGCAGGCTCCAGATTCGCCAGCAATGCTGCCAGCCAGTCATCCACTCTCTGCAGATCACCCATGCTTCACCGTCCACATTTCTTCCGGTACGTTCGGTTCCGGCACAGCTTCAACGCTCGACACGCCCCCGTCAGTGCTGACCAGCACGCGCTCCGTCAGCTGCAGGTTCAGGCTGATATCGCACACATCATTGCGCAGAATATCCACGTCAAAGGTAAACAGCTTTTCGCGCAGCTCAGGGTTATTAATGGCATCCGGCTGATTGTCCGTGAGCCAGAGCAGAACGGGAGCCATCAGCAGATTCTGGTCCCCGCTGAAATCCTCGATCACCACGTTCAGGGTGTAGCGATACTCCCATGACATGGAGCTGGCCCCGGTTGCCACCAGTGAGCCGTTATCCACAAACAGGTGCAGTTTGTCCGGGTTACTGCGGACATACGGCACCGCCTTATTCAGGGCGCTGCGTAAAGACTGCGGCTTGTTCACTGTCTCGCTCCTGACACGCAATTATCGTGTCCACTTTGTCAGCACACGCCGCCCAGGCGGCCTCCGTTTCATCCAGCACCGCATTCAGAGCGCCGTTACTGCGCGGCGCTGACCTTTCCAGGCGGCACTGCGTCACTCTGGGACAGCCACTCACGGTAAGCTGCACCTCCGGCGAGGGCCGGACGTTCCCGCAGCCGGATAATGTCAGCAGGCAAAGGAGTGTCAGCCCAGCGGCGCAAATCCTCATTTTCACGTTTCAGTTCCTCTATCCGGTGCTGACGGTTGCGCAGCAGCGCGGAGGTCTGCTCCGCCGCCGCATAAAGCCGCATCTGCTCCCGGCTGTTGGTTTCAGTCAGAATGGACAGGCCGATCAGCTGGCTGTTTTTCTTCGTCAGTTCCTGCGCTTTGTTTTTCAGCGCCACGCCCTGCGTCTCGATGGTGTGGCTGGCAGTGTTAAGCCGCCAGGACTGCCAGCCCAGCGCCGCAACAGTCAGCGCCAGCACTACTACTAATGCACGTGTCATACGCCAGCGCCTTTAAGGCACCATGCCAGCTCCCGCGCGCGGCGGTTCTCCAGCCCTTTATTTTTCTTACCGTTGACGTAAACCCAGCGCGGCAGCTCGTTACATGCCTGCCACCACTGCTGGCGGTTGATGTAGGACACCATGGTGGATCGGCATATTGCGCCGGTGCCCACGTTGAATCCGATGCTTACCAGCGCATCGTAAACATGCTGCGGGGGCTTGACCTTCAGGCACGCATCCAGCCTTTTTTCCGTCAGCAACACATTGCTGATTAACCCCTGCGCCGCCTGCCGTTCCGTGATGGTTTTACCTGGCACCACGCCTGACGTGTTGCCGATCCCGTCAGTCCAGACACCCGCGCTGCACTGGTAAGGCTGCAGGCGGCACCCCTCAAAATCAGCTAACAGCTTCAGTCCCTCGACGGAGGTATTCAGCGACTGGAAACCGGGCAGCGTGGCGGCGATAGCCAGCACCCCCCCGACAAGGCAGCGTTTAACGATTGAAGGATTCATATTCCCCCCGCGTGATTTGCCCGTCGCGCAGCAGCTGGTAGGTTTTGTGCTTGTAGTACCAGTTGATAGCCAGCATCAGCACACCAATCAGCACGCCGCCAACCGTTGAAGCATCCTTAAGCGACAGATCGCCCAGCCATGCCAGCAAAACAGCGATGCAGTACGTGATAAAGGCGCTGATTCGTTCAAGCGTCATAATTCAGTCCCATAGCTGGACGGTCTGCGCCGTGGTTGTCGCCGGAATATCCGGCAGCTCCACCTGCAGCCCGTGCGGTAAAAAAGGGCCATACTCTGCCAGCCCCGGATTTGCCTGCAGAACCTGCTCGGTGACACCCTGCGTGCGCCCGTAATGACGCCAGCAAAGCGCGTCCACCGTGTCATACTGGTGCGCACGCACTTTCATCAGATAAGCTCCACCGTGCAGTGCGGTGCATCCTGCACCCGGCTGATAGCCCAGCGGGCATCACGCCACAGATCGCCGCTGGCCTCCGCCAGTTCCTCCCCTCGCTTTACCCCGGACGCCGTGGCGTCATAATCCTGGTAACGCTCATTGAGCACGGCGCGCGCCCAGCAATACACGGCGTTCAGGTAGTGCTGGATGCGCTCGCTTTTGCCGTCCAGCATTTCCGCCGGCACGTCAGCCAGATCCCGGTAGCCCAGCATCTGCTGGCGGTTGCGGAAGTCGTACAGCTCAGCGTTAACTTCGGAAATGGCTGTCAGCGCAACCTGCCTCAGACGGGGCTGCGTCACCGTGCCGTCAGTGCGCATCACGCTGCGAAATTCCGACAGGTTTACATCAGGCCAGAATGGCGTATTTTTAATAACGTCCGCCTGTTCCGGTGCCTGTTCTGGCGCAATAAACTGCATGCGGCTTTCTCCTGAAATAGTGGGCGGTGGACGGGGTTTTGATGTGGCTGTGCCTTTCGCCACCCCGTGCCGCCCGTGCGCGGGGCACGTTCGTTAGCGGCTGTCACTGCGCAATCTGCGCTCCAGCTGCTGCTTTTCTTTTTTCACGCCGCAGCGGGGATCGAGCTGCAGCGCATGGGTAAGGTGATTAAGGGCTGAAGCCGGGTTGCTTTCGGTCAGTACCGCGCCGATGGCTTTGTGCAGGCGTGCCCGGGACTGGTCCGGCATATCCAGATCGGTAGTCAGTTCCAGCGTCTGCAGGAGCAGATCGGCATCAAAACCGGCGGCGGCCAGCAGGGCGCTTTGTGCGGCGTCCGCCATTTCTTCCGCCAGAACGGTCTGCACGTTGCGGTTGCCCAGCGGCATCACCCAGCCATGGCGCAGCGCATGGCGCCCGATTTCCAGCGCACCGGCATAATCACCGGCATCGATACGCCACAGCATCACGTACATCAGCACGTCATCCTGCTGCGCACCTCCGGCAGCCAGCACGCCCTCCGCCCATGCGGCATACTTCGGCAGAAGCTCCACCTTGATTGCCGCCTTTTTCACGGTGGACTGAATACCCTTAAGGCGGCGGCGGTCTTCTGCCAGCTGCAGCAGCATCAGGTCATAGCCGGACGCATGGCGAACACTGCCGCCCTCCCGGGCGGCCTGTTCGGCCTGAATGCGCAGGCGGTGCTGCCGTGCGGGACTCAGGCTCATGCGTTACTCCCCACCTTCCGGCGCAGCTGGCGCGCTGAAATCACCGATTTCGATATTTTCGACCAGGGCCGCGCAGCGGTAGTCTTCAATCACGTACGCTTCGTTGACGGATTCGAAGTTTTCAATCCGGTCACGTTTCGGGTTGTCGATAACAGAACGGCGGCGGGTGTCCTCCTGCCAGTAGATGGACACGTTATCCAGACGGGTGATCAGCAGGGCATTGGCCGGGAAGAACGGCGCACGCACCGCCTGCAGGCCGCCCATGCGTTTCTGGCTGATAATCAGATCGGCGGCGATTTTCTCGCTGTTTTCCTGCTCTTTGTTAACCAGCGGGAAATACTTGTCAGACAGCAGCTCGCGGCCGCAGATGACAACCAGCTCGTCATCATCCTGGTAAACCACGTCGATCAGCTCGTTAACCGCATCCATCACCACGGCGTCCAGGTTGGCATAGTCGCCGCCCTTGCCCACCTTCACCGCGCCTGCCGTGGTGGTGCCGTCCTGGGTGGTGCTGCCCATAACGTGGTCCGGCGCGTCTTCGCGGATTTTCTGCAGCCAGCCCTTATTCACGTCCTGCAGCAGCGGGTTTTCAGCGCGGTTAGAGGTTTTGGCGCGCTTCACGCCATTGAAGCCGATCATGATGCGGTCCAGCGCCTGGCGCTTGATGATGGCGTTACGGATACGCACCTGGAAGTCCTGGAATTTCGCCCACAGGTCCAGCTTTGCGTAGGTCAGCACCGTGTCAAAGTTGGTCTGTTCGCATTTATATTCCACGTCTTCCATCAGCATCGGATCGGTAGGTTCGCGCTCTTTGGTCGTGGTGTCGGTAGTTCCGGCAATGGTGGAGCCAACGCCCAGGCCAAGCAGCTGGCCGGACTGCTCCGCAACCGGCGTGATGTTAATCAGCGTCAGAAAAGCGGCGGACTGCTGGATCTGGTCTTCCAGCGTCTGCTGCACGGACGGGTCCACGGTGAACTTGCTGGAAAGCTCTTCAACTTCCACCTGGTTCAGGCGCGCCAGCTGCTGCAGATAGGCGTTAAAGGCAAAGCGGGTATTCTTTTTCATCGGGTTTTATGCTCCATCAGCAATTGGTCAGGGTGCCTGCCGGTGCGTCACCGCCCGGCGCGCGCTGGCGGTAATCTTTACGGCTGTCTTCACGGCTCAGCTGCTGCTGAAGCTCGGCAAAGGCGGCCTGCTGCTCCTGCAGCGAGGATTCAAGCTCAGAAATGCGCGCGTCCTGGTCGGACAGGGATTTATCAGTGCGCTCGCTCAGGTTCTGCTGCTCGGTGGCGACCAGCTCGACGGCTTTGTGCACGTCTGAAAAACGCGCATCATCGGTCTGCTCTTTTTTGGTGAACAGCGCGGTGACGCGGGCAAAGAGGGACGGCTTTTCGTCCTGGGTTTCTTCCAGTTCGATCAGCGTTTCTTCGGCGGCGGTAAACAGGTTTTCAGGGCTTAGCTTGCGGTTAGCCAGCGGGTTCTGTTTGGCGGTGGCACTGAAAGCCAGCATCTCGGTGCCCAGGCTCGCCGGATCGTCAGTGGCGGCCAGCCCCACAAGGTAGGCTTTGCCGGTGTCGGCAAACTTCGGGCTGACTTCCATGGAGGTGAATTGCTTTTGCCACTGCTTAATCAGGCTAATCAGATCAGGCGACGGGTTAATTTCGGCGTATAGCGCCATTTTCCCTTTTAATGGCCCTTCCGTGATTTCTTCGGCGGTTAAGCCGGTGACATGCCCATAACGCTTAAACGTGCCATCCGGCGAATAGCCTTTAATGTGCTCAAGGTTAATTTGCGCCGTATAAACCGCAGGGTTGTAGCTGGCAGCCATTTGTACCAGCCATTCACGCTGGATTTCGCGTCCGTCGGTGGTGGCACCTTCCACCCCGATGCGGAAACGCTTTGCTTTCACTGTCATGAGCCATGCTCCGTTAGAAATTACTTACTGGAGCCTTATGTTTGCGGTGATGGGGGGAGTGAAACAACGCGCGGCACTTGTACGGTCCGCCACACAAACCGCAGCCGGGGAAAGCCGCCGGGCAAGGCCGTATGTTTGGGCCATGAACACGACAATGACCCCCGCAGACCTCGATCCCCGTCGGCAGGCCATGCTGCTGTACTTTCAGGGATACCGCGTAGCCCGCATTGCTGAAATGCTGGGCGAGAAAGTTGCAACCGTTCACAGCTGGAAGAAGCGCGATAAGTGGGGAGAGTATGGGCCGCTGGATCAGATGCAGCTCACCACCGCCGCGCGCTACTGCCAGCTCATTATGAAGGAGCAGAAAGAAGGGAAAGACTTCAAGGAAATTGACCTGCTGGCGCGCCAGTCAGAGCGCCACGCGCGGATCGGTAAATTTAACGATGGCGGCAATGAGGCTGATTTAAATCCGAAGGTTGCCAACCGCAACAAAGGCCCGCGCCGCCAGCCCGAAAAGAACGTTTTCACCGACGAACAGATCGAGAAGCTGCAGGAAGTTTTCCACGGCTCAATGTTCGCCTACCAGCGCCACTGGTACGAGGCAGGCAACCGCCACCGTATCCGCAACCTGCTTAAATCGCGCCAGATCGGGGCGACCTTCTTTTTTGCCAGGGAGGCACTGATTGACGCCATCACCACCGGCCGCAACCAGATTTTTCTTTCTGCCAGCAAGGCACAGGCGCACGTCTTCAAGCAGTACATCATCGACTTTGCAAAAGAGGTGGATGTGGAGCTGAAGGGCGACCCGATGACGCTCAGCAACGGCGCGTGCCTGTACTTCCTCGGCACCAACGCCCGCACGGCGCAGAGCTACCACGGCAACCTGTACCTGGATGAATATTTCTGGATACCGAAATTCCAGGAGCTGCGCAAGGTGGCCTCCGGCATGGCCATTCACAAGAAATGGCGGCAGACCTACTTCTCCACGCCGTCCAGCCTGACCCACAGCGCCTATCCGTTCTGGTCCGGCGCGCTGTTCAACCGGGGCCGCGCCAAATCGGACAAGGTGGATATTGACCTGACCCACGGCAATCTGGCCCCGGGCCTGCTTTGCCCGGACGGTCAGTACCGCCAGATCGTCACCGTGGAGGATGCGGTGCGCGGCGGCTGTAACCTGTTCGACCTGGACCAGCTGCGGATGGAGTACAGCCCTGACGAATACCAGAACCTGCTGATGTGCGAATTCATTGACGATCTGGCGTCAGTGTTCCCGCTGAGCGAGCTGCAGGCGTGCATGGTGGACAGCTGGGAAGTCTGGTCTGACTTTCAGGCGCTGGCGCTGCGCCCGTTTGGCTGGCGCGAAGTCTGGATCGGCTATGACCCGGCGAAGGGTACGCAGAACGGCGACAGCGCCGGGTGCGTGGTGGTAGCACCACCCACGGTGCCGGGCGGCAAATTCCGCATTCTGGAGCGGCACCAGTGGCGGGGGATGGACTTCCGCACCCAGGCTGACGCCATTAAAAAGCTGACCCAGCAGTATAACGTGACCTATATCGGCATCGACTCGACTGGCGTCGGCCACGGCGTCTATGAGAACGTTAAGGCGTTCTTCCCGGCGGTCCGGGAGTTTGTCTATAACCCCAACGTCAAAAACGCCCTGGTGCTCAAGGCCTACGACATTATCAGCCACCGGCGCCTGGAGTTTGACGCCGGGCACACCGACATTGCGCAGTCCTTTATGGCTATCCGCCGCGCCACCACCGCCAGCGGGAACCGCCCAACCTACGAAGCCAGCCGCAGCGAAGAAGCCAGCCACGCAGACCTGGCCTGGGCAACGATGCACGCACTGTTTAACGAACCGCTGCAGGGCGAAGCCGCCAATACCAGCAATATTGTGGAGATTTTTTAATGGGCAAAATGAATAAAAACCGCGCTGCAGCTAAACAGAGCGTTCAGCAGAGCAGCGGCGTATCTGCAGAAGCATTCAGCTTTGGCGACCCGATCCCGGTACTGGACCGCCGGGAACTGCTGGATTATGTAGAGTGCGTACAGATGGATCGCTGGTATGAGCCGCCGGTGAGTTTTGACGGGTTGGCGCGCACCTATCGCGCCGCCGTGCATCACAGCTCACCGATTTCAGTGAAGCGCAACATTCTGACCAGCACTTTTATCCCTCACCCGTTGCTGAGCCAGCAGGCATTCAGCCGGTTTGTGCAGGACTATCTGGTATTCGGTAACGCCTATCTGGAAAAGCGTACTAACCGCCTCGGCGGTATTCTGTCTCTTGAGCCATCGCTGGCGAAATATACTCGCCGTGGCGTGGATCTGGATACTTACTGGTTTGTGCAATACGGCATGACCACGCAACCTTATGAGTTCACTAAAGGCAGCATTTTTCACCTGATGGAGCCGGATTTAAACCAGGAAATTTACGGCCTGCCGGAATACTTGTCCGCCATCCCTTCCGCCCTGCTTAACGAGTCAGCCACGCTTTTCCGTCGGAAGTATTATATCAATGGCAGCCATGCAGGATTCATCATGTATATGACCGACGCCGCGCAGAATCAGGAGGACGTGAACAATATCCGCCAAGCCATGAAAAGCGCCAAAGGGCCGGGCAACTTCCGCAACCTGTTTATGTACTCGCCTAACGGTAAAAAGGACGGAATTCAGATCATCCCACTGTCAGAGGTGGCGGCAAAGGATGAGTTTCTGAACATCAAGAACGTAAGCCGCGATGACATGATGGCAGCGCATCGCGTTCCGCCTCAAATGATGGGGATCATGCCTAACAATGTTGGTGGGTTTGGAGATGTCGAGAAGGCAAGCATGGTTTTCGTGAGAAACGAGCTAATGCCTCTTCAGAAGAGATTAGGAGAACTCAATATATGGTTAGGCGAGGATGTGATAAATTTTCACCCTTATAATTTTGATTAATGGACAAGGCCGAGTTCACTCGGCCTAAAATTAAAAACATTAACGTTTACAGAACTCCTAAAGCTCTTTTTATTACATCATCAAGATCCTCGCCACTTGGCAAATTTGGACCCGTTGTAAAGCGTTTAGAAAACTCATCAAGGTCAAATATTATCTTTCTATTTTGTTCTAACGACCGTTGTTGGCCATTTGGTACATTCGAACCAAGTCCATACGTGTAGACTGTAATTGTTTTATTATTTTGATAATCTAAAAGTGGAATATCGCTACCGATAACATCTTCAAACTTCCTATAGACAATATCTGGCAGTATAAAATACAACCCTTTTTTCACATAATTTGAGCGAGAATAAACCACACCTTTCCTAATTATCTGTGGAATTAATCGCTTATGAACATTAGCCCAGTTCAAACCGTGCTGAGAAGTAGGCAATTCATTGCGCACATCGGTAGGTTTGAGATTTTTATAAGCATGCCACGCATCGCGATAATTACCAGTAATATCAATACTTTGTATTTCTATCCCTACATATTCATTTATTTGTCCATCGGTCATTCTCACCAATACCCAATCCATTGATAATGCTCTACCTACTTGTACTTCTTTACCTGAATTTTTACCAAGAGCAATTATACAATCCTTATGATTAGCCCTTTGTTCAATATATTGGCCATACGTTAAGAAAGGAATATCAGTCCCAAATGCATCATGACTGACCTTTAGTAGCGTTTCATAATTATTCGCATACAATCTATTTGGGCAAATAATAACATCCCCATATGGGGATGTTACACTACATGTACCATAAATTATGGTCTGGTCATGATTTATCTTTACACATTCTTTGTTCAAAAACGGGCAAGCCCCTAAAGCCCATAAAGATCTAACTTCCGGAGTAAGATCTACTGGACTATATCCGAATATTTCAACCAAATCTCTTCTGTTGCTCATGTCCATATCCAATCATATTAATGATTTCTTCCCCAATCGCTTTGGCCATTAATGGTGGCACTGCGTTTCCAACTTGCTCGTATTGTTGGGTAAGATTACCTTTGAAAATATAATGGTCAGGGAACGACTGAATGCGAGCTGCTTCCCTAACGGAAATTACGCGATCTTGAGTTGGGTGGAAAAAACTACCCCAATGAGGATCACATTTCGTGAGTATAGTTGAGCACAAACCATCGGGGTGTAAGCGCCCGTAGCGTTTAGTATGGTCGCTTCTTCTCGCTCTCTTCAAACCGGCAGGCAGTAATTCACAAGGGATATCTCTCCAACTTCCACCTTGCGGGATATGTTTCAAACGTTCTAGATTAATAGCTCCAAGATTAGCAGCAACGTGATTCATGGCTAGTTCTGATTTGCCACGTAGAATTTTTTGATAGTCGCTAGCAGGTTCAGATGCATATCCGAGCCCATTATTATTCTTTCCACCAATAATCATAGGTAAATCTGAAATTGCATCCCAAACAGTAGTATGAGGTTTCAATTCATTTGAAAACAATGGAGAAATTGGGAGGCAAAGCTCTTTAGCACCAGCGAAATTAGCGACTGCCTTCGCATTATATTTTGGCTCAGGAAAGTTGATTTTTTTATTTTTACCATAGATAGCGATGAAAACGGTTCTAAATCTCATTTGCGGGACGCCATAATGACCAGCAAACAAAATACGATGATCTACGCTGTAACCTAATGATTCCAGTTCTTTGTAGATTTGCTCTACAACAGTTCCCTTACCCAATGAAACAATACCAGGGACATTTTCAATTAAAATTGCCTTAGGTTTTAGCGCCGCAGCTATCCTAAGAAAATCCTTAAACAAATGATTTCGTTCATCATCCAAAGATCTAATAGGTGCGTTGATTGAAAATCCTTGGCATGGCGGACCACCCGCCAATAAATCTAATTCACCGGGTTTTAATGATAATTGCTTCATCAAATTGCTCTCAGCAATAGCTCTTACATCATCAACCACAACCTCAGTCTGTGGATGATTAAATGCATAGGTCTCCGCATGAGCAGGAACTAACTCATTAGCAAGAACAGGCTGAAAACCAGCCATATCTAAACCACAGGTAAGGCCACCTGCCCCAGCGAATAAATCCAAAGAAATCAATTTACTATTCATATATGGCCTATTAATCAAACTTGCTCTTGGGCATTTAAGTAACGCATGATACCCACCATCGCCTGCGAAATCTATCAACCTTAACGAGCATACTTAGCGCGCGCTCGTAACCCCGCCACGCCTGCCCGCTTTGTGTAGCGGTTTTCATGCATGTGCATGACAGGCCGGAAAGCGCGCCAGTTCTGGCGGCCCCGCCCCGTTGCGATCCTTTTTGGATCATGCGAATCCATGCACCATAGACATGCACTGCGTTCTCAAACCGCAGGATGCCATATGGGAGGGAGTTTCCCATGGTGCGGAATCACTAATGCGTACTCTCATTCTGCCCTATTCCATATTCATTCAGCCTGGTAACCAGATCGCTTGTCAGCTCCGATAGCCACGAAATAGCAACCTCCTTGTCGTCATCGCTACAATCTGAGCTGGCAACCAGCCGGGCCATAAGTTCTATCCGCTGCAGTGCAAGTGACTCCATGAACAAATCGTTCACAACTCCCTCCCAATGTTACTGTTTATATATACAGTACATCATATGATTTTAAAGCTGAAATAGTTTTTTACTCAGCTAACTCTTTGATTAATAGATATGCCCTTTCTCTGAGCCTTCAGTACCACTGACGCCATTTGTCATCCTCCTGTAGGCGCTGGTTCCGGTAGAACAGGCGCAGCCCGGCTCCAGATGGCAGGCTGCCGCCGCGCAGAAGCAGATCCACTTCCGTTTCGCTGGCGTCAAAACCTCTGGACATCAACTCCGCATCGAGCTGTAGCCGTTGGTGCTCCGTAATTTCCTGTTTGTAGCCTTTTCGGCGCTTCGGTTTAACCAGCCGCAGCCTTGCCGTCAGCTCGCGCAGTTCCATTTTGCTCATGTTTTCGAAGTCTGGCAGCGCTGCAGGTTCTTCATTGCCCGGTAGTTCGTCCCCTGTCTGGTACGTTTTTTCAACAAAGGGACAGTTATTGCCACGAGTCCAAGGGGCGCTAGCGCCCTGGTCGGCTGTCGCCTCCTGAAGGTCAACGGCTTTACGAACCATTTTCCACTTCACTGCATGAGTGCAGATCCGGCCCTCAATGATCGGGGACCAGATGCCATAGATACGGACACCATGATCACCGTAGGCGCTCGGCTCCTCGTTAAGCTCGTAGGCAGTCCTGACAAGGTGATGTTTACGGGGAACCAGGACGCCGCCCTGCTTCATGATGTAGGTGGCAAAACAGCCAGCATCAGCTGCGGCCAGCACAGCATCCAGTCGCGGGTTTTCCAGTACAGGCGCGCCTGCCTTCTGGTCACCCTGCACCCTGGCAGCCTGTCCGGCCAGAAGGCGCAGCTCGCGGTACGCCTGGCGGCCAGGGATACCAAAGAAGCGGAATTGCTGGACACGGTGCAGCGAAGCCCAGGCGTTTACGTTCTCAGCGTTATCGCGCAGTGATCTGCCCGTTTCTTTACTGATTTCCTGCGCCAGCCCGCGCCCGTCGATGTTTTTACTGATGTATTTGGCGATATAGCTGGTCGGGGTGCCCTTGCGCGGGTTGATAAGCTCAGACTTGAAACGCGGCCCGGTATTGGCGCCCAGCTCCTCCCGATCCTCACGAATGGCGAATTTACGCAGCAGCGCGGTGATGGATTTGCGGTCTTTTTTGCGCATGAAGCACAGCAGGTGCCAGTGCACGGTGCCGTCATGGTGTGGTTCAGCAACGCGGACGCCATACCAGCGCAGCCCGGCTTTGTGCATCGCCTTACGGAAGGCGGCGAACATATTCACCAGGTAATCACTGCTCTGACGGACCGTGGCACTGGTCCATTTCGGGTTTGGCCTACCATTGTTAAGCGTTGCGTGAAAGCGTGACGGGCAGGTGATGGTATAGAACACGGCGCATTCACCACGCATTTCTGCGATCAGCTCCAGCCCCTTAACGCAGGCCATCATTTCGTTGCGCCGGTGCGCCGGATTGCTGCTGCTGGCGTTTACCACTTCTTCCATATCCAGCGTGTCACCTTCAGCGTTAACCAGCTCATGCGAGCGGAAAAACTCCAAGGATTTGCGGCGCTGTTCGCGTTTGTGGATCACGGCCTCATAGCTGACATATGGGGAGGCCTTTTTGTTAACCAGGCAGACAGCGCGCAGCTGTTCTTCCCGCCATTCACAGCGCATCTGCCACAGCTTGCGATACCACCAGTCCGCGCAAAGCATACGGGCAAGCGAGCCCGGAATAAGCTCGTAGGGGACCGGGTTACGGCGGTGCTTTTTACGGCGCAGTTGCTCGAAAGCAGGCGGGATAACATCGAGGCGCATGGCCTCAGCGGCCACCCTTTCCCATGACCGGCGGATCTCTTCCGGCGTAACGTCTTCATCCGTAAACAGCTCACCGCAGGCAGCATCCAGACACATGCTCATGTGCGCCGCCACCAGGGTAGATAACCTCTTAACCTGCTCCTGGTTCATTTCGGGCAGAACCAATAAGCCCTCCAGCCCGTCATGGCTCGCCATGAAACGGAATGAAGCAGAAATCTGGCTGGTACGCACGCGCTCCAGGCGTTCAAGGCACGGCCTGATGGTTTCACACAGATAGCGGGAATATGCCTTCGGCTTGCCCAGGCCCTCGAAATATTTAATCCGTTCAAGCAGCGGCTTACTGATATGCGCCGGCTGGGCGCTCACGTCTGCAATGATGACCAGATCGGGGTTGAATTGCTGCTGCTCGCGGGCCATTTTGGCGCGGCTTATCAGCTGATCCTGCTCCATTTCTCGCTGAACAGGATCACGGGATTCATTGTAGAAATAGCGTTCCCAGACCTCATTACTCAGGGCCTCGCGGCGCAGCTGCTCCTGCTCGTTATCCGCAGCATAGAGAGTAATCAGGTTTGAAAGCGTAGAAACCGGCGCTACTTCCGCCGGGTCCATGTAGGGGTTAATCGCCTTTTTAGGTACATTCCAGGCAAAAGCAGCGGCGGAATCTTCTGCACCGCCGTGCTTTTCAACTTCGTGATGACTCACGCGCGCACCTCATGCACGACAGAGCAATCAGGCCCGCCGGCTGGATCAAAGCCAGCCCATACTTCCGGCTTGAGTACAGCAATAAGTTCGTCAGCCCTTATTCCTTCGCCCGCGGCAACGCCGATGCTGCGCTTTACGTTAATGCGGTCATGGGTGAAATTTCGATACAGGGAACGAGTCAGAAAAGTGTCGCTGTTCGAAACAATGACCGGATGGCCTTCTGATGCCCGGCGCTCAAGAATAGAGGCCAGCTGATACTGATCGTCTTCAGTAAAACCGGCAGTGTGATAGGCACTGAAAGTACCGTCATAAGGCGGATCGCAATAAATAACATCCCCAGGCACCAATAACGCCAATGTTTCGTCATAGCTGGCACAAATGAACGTTGCACGCTGGGCCTTTTCCGCAAAAGTGCGAATTTCTGCTTCTGGAAAATAGGGAGCTTTATAGTTGCCGTAAGGTACGTTGAAATGCCCTGCACGGTTATAACGGCACAACCCACGGTAACAATGGCGATTTAGAAAAAGGAAATAAGCAGCCTTCCAGATTAAGTCTAAGGAATGCAAATGATTAAACTCTTCACGAATAACATAATACTGTTCAGAAAAGTTGTTGCAGGCAAAGAGAGCCTTTGAGATAGCAATAAAGTGTTCTACTTCATCTTTAATTACCTGATACATATTAATCAGGTCAGCATTAATATCCGCGACAAGATAATGAGGATAGTCTGTCGCCATCATCACAGCACAGGAACCTGCAAAAGGTTCAACCAGTCGCGGGCCAGCTGTGAGGTGCTTTTTCAGTTCGGACATGATGGCGGTTTTATTGCCCGCCCATTTCAGGATGGTGCTCATACAGCACCTCCGTTGTAGTGTTTACCTTTAAGCTCTGCGATTTCCTGACAGGTGACGCAGCACTGCACCCCCGGAATGGCACGGCGGCGCGCTGGAGGGATCGGTGCATCGCATTCGATGCAAAGCACACGGGAAACGCCCGGCGCTCTGTTGCGGGCATTGTGGATGTGGCGCTGCAGCTGTTCTTCAACGCGCTGCTGTACGAGGTCCATAGAGTCAGCCATTAGTGCAGCTCCTGTGATTCGTTTTCGTAGCGGGTTGCTTCACGGCGCAGCAGTTCAGCCGCTTCAATACCGTTTAACCCTTTGTTGGTGATATGTGTTGCCAGCGCCTCAAGACGGATTGAAACTGCGAGTGCGCGTCCTTTGCGCTCCTCACGTTTGGCTATATCGATCACCGCCATGAGTTGGTCAGTTTCTGGTACAAACATTTTTGGTAATTCGTTCTGCATTTCTCTTTCTCCTGAATTTGGGCAAAAGAATGCCCGGCGGGTTTACGCCATTAATTTCTGTTGTGGGTTAATTCGGCATGGTTAGCCGTTTGGGAAATAAGCTCACCACTGCACGAAAATGATTCATTGCTTTAACCAGTTCCCGCTTTTCGTCAGTAGTCAGATCACTAATATTGACGCCGTGACGTTCTGCCGGAATTTTTGCCATAAAGAATATGGCTGCCAGTGCCCGCTCATTTTGTTTAAGGTTTATATCGCGGCGGTCGCGCATATCTTTAATAAACCTTTCAAGCTCTGGCTCAATATTCAGACCAAACACATTTGCCCTTAATTCCGCTATTCGGTTCAGCCCTTCCATACGTTGACCCGGGCTTAATGGAACAGTCGCCGCAGCGCCTTCAATAGCCATGGTTTCCCCCGTTTGGTAGTGGTCAGCCCTGCTAGCAGTTCATCCTGAGAGCGGGACGGGTGCCAGCGCTTGCCATCTTTCCCGATAATCCAGCCATGGCCGCAGTGCATAGCTGGACTTTGTTTTTTCAATAATGATGCAAAACTTGGTTCTTCCATAACCCCTCCAATATGTGCTGGGATGTTTAACCACGCCCGGCCCGTGGTATTCTGGTGTTTCCACACAGCCAGAAAGGAAAAGACATGAAAAATAACGAACAACAGAACGAAGCTCTTAAACAGTTAACTAACGTCCTTACTGAGGCAGGCAATCAAACCAGAGTCGATGTCCTCGCCCACTCAATCCTGCTGCAAGCTATTTTTTCTGTTCTTTCCGAAGAACAAAAAAATCAAATTATTAAAATCCTTCAGACCGCTACCGTTAATCAACATGCTGCGACCGCAGGCGTTGAAGCAGAAGTAAAAATGTCTCTCGCTCAGCTTTTAAGCGGTTTTTTAACGCCTCAGAAGCTGAATTAAGGACCTGATCACACTTTTCACATGCACATAGGCAGCAGGAGTTATTAGCGTGTTTGCTGCCTTTATTTTTCTCTTCCATGTTCACCTCAGATAATGCCGAACGAAGCGCCAAGGCCCGTTACGGTGTCCACCGCACTTGCCATAGCGGGGTTGGCCTGCAGGCGGGCCTGCATGGAAACGGCGGCCAGTGCCATCAGGCGAGTTACTGAGTTAATGCTGCTGATCACATCACGGCGTCCGGCAGTGGTTTTCACATCGCCAGTAACGGCACCGGCGGCAACGCGCCCGATCTCAGCGGTGGCGCTCATGACGTAGTGCGGCAATTTCTCTTTTGCCACTTCGTTCATCGGCACACATGGCAGGCAATGAATCTGTGCAAGGAAGCCATCAACCAGGGTGGAGTCCTCAGTGAGATCGGTAAGCAGCCAGATTTCAGGCGGCGTGAGCTGATGCGGCTGGTCCGGGTTCAGCTTATTGCGCAGCGTCTGGACATTCATTCCCGCGCGTTCTGCCAGCTTCGCCATGTTGTGACGCAGCGCGAAAGCCCGGCAAGCCTCTTCAAAGTGTGGATGTTTGGAAATCTTATAATCAAACATGTGAGCCCCTTAGAAAGTTCCCATAATTGAACTTATTGACCAACAACAACGCGGAAGTTGGAATGACCAAGGGACTCACGAACCTGATCGGTTTTGTACATCAAGTAACGCAGGCTTACACGACCCTTATTTTTTTCTTTCTTAACCATGTACTTAGCAAGCTGACCATGATGGATTTTTTGATAAACAGAGCCGCGGGAAATGCCTTCCCATTCCGCGAACTCTGCAGGTGTAGCCATCTCTTTTGGTACACGAATTGAAATATCAGTGCTCATAGTGCAGTATCTCTCAGTTAAGGTTTGGTTTATGTCGTTTTATCTTGTTTTATGTGATTCAACATTTGAACAATCGAGATACTACGATCCAATATTTGATACGTCAATAGGATTAAAAAATGATACAGGTGAAGGCTGGCGAGAATACAGGGGGTAGAGAGGCTATCCATAGGTTGATGGCAGCCTATGATTTCAAGTCCAGACAGCAGCTATGCGATCACCTTGGTGCATCTAAAAGCACCATGGCAAACAGATACTTAAGGGACAGCTTTCCTGCAGAATGGGTGATCCAATGCGCTCTTGAAACAGGAGTTTCTTTACTCTGGCTAACCACAGGACAAGGCGAACCAGGAACAAAAATTGATGATAAAAAAAGTATCAATTTCGTGAACTCCAGCAAGGTAAAACCTCTTTCTGAGCTTGTATCGCCAGAGATCGACAAAGCTAGCCTTATAGGAGGTTCGTTGGTTGAAACTGGGAAGGCCATCATTGATAGCAGCCTGCTTCCCCCTGACTCAAGCGAGCTGCTTCTCGTAAATACCAATGGCGATTCATATTTAGTTGACCGTAACCAGACACCACCAGTGAATGGGATGTGGTTAGTCGATATCGACGGGATAAAAAGCATTGTTAAGCTGACTCGCCTTCCGGGAAACAGATTAGTTGTGCATCAAGATGATTCTTCGTTTGAGTGCAGCCTGGATGATATCGAGGTTGTTGGCCGCGCATTGAAAATCATCAAGAGCCTTTGATATGACCATCAGAAAACAGCCGAACGGAAAATGGTTGTGCGAGTGTTACCCGAACGGGCGTGACGGCAAGCGCGTGCGCAAGCAATTTGCGACAAAGGGCGAGGCTGTAGCATTCGAAAACTTCACCATGGATGAAGTGAACAAAAAGCCGTGGCTGGGTGAAAAGGAAGATCGGCGGCGTTTGTCAGAATTGATTGAGCAGTGGCACTCCCTTTACGGCCAGACGCTCGCAGACCCCAAGCGCCTAATGGCGAAACTGAATATTATCTGCAATGGCCTGGGCGATCCCGTTGCCTCTGAGTTAACCGCCGGTGACTTTACAAAATATCGCGAAGCACGATTAAAAGGTGAAGTACGTAACGAAGACGGCGCGCTGATGTCACCAGTAAAGCCCCGCACGGTAAACCTGGAACAGCGTAACTTATCATCCGTTTTTGGCACCCTGAAAAAGCTGGGCCACTGGTCAGCGCCTAACCCGCTCGCCGGGCTACCAACATTCAAAATCGCAGAAGGTGAATTGGCGTTCTTGGCCTCGGACGAAATTAAACGCCTGCTTGATGCCTGCGCTGATTCTCAAAGCCCCAGCCTGTTAATGATCGCAAAGGTATGCCTGGCCACCGGCGCGCGGTGGAGTGAGGCCGAAAACCTGCAGGGCCATCAGTTATCTAAATACCGGATCACCTATACCAAAACCAAAGGCAAGAAAAACCGAACCGTACCGATATCTCAGGATCTGTATGACGAACTCCCCAAAAACAGAGGAAAGCTATTCACGCCATGCAGAAAAGCTTTTGAGCGAGCAGCAAAGCGGGCCGGTATCGACTTACCTGAAGGCCAATGCACACATGTGCTTCGCCATACGTTTGCCAGTCACTTTATGATGAACGGCGGAAACATACTGGTACTTCGCGATATTCTGGGTCACGCCGATATAAAAATGACGATGATTTACTCTCATTTTGCACCAGAACATCTCGAAGATGCAGTTACAAAAAATCCACTAACAAACTTGTACAAATAAAATGACCGAAATAAAATTAGCCAGTAAATCATTAACAGAGTTATTAGAGAAGTTATTCTCTGACGAATCTTTAAACCCTCCATTTGAATTAAAAAAAGATATTGTTTCGGACTTCAATGAGCGATGCAATAAATTCATACAACTAATTAAAGAGTACTCAAGCAGTAACAAAACAAAACTCAAAATAGAATTACTTTTAAATAGAGTTCATGAGTTAAAAGACGGTATAGAAACATGTCTTCAAAAATTTTTATCCGGTGATATTAAAGCTGCTTATGAATGTTTTGAATCAATGCTTGAACCAGATAGAATCAACAAGCACATTCTATATGTTACAGTTCCATTAAAGTCTATTTGCAACGACAAACAACCGTTATATCGCGTGAGAAAATCAGATACTCCACTATCAACAAGAAATGATATTTTTCATATCCCATTTTCAAAGCGCCATTTAGTTAGTGCTCAGAGATATTCAGTTGCGGGACTACCATGCCTCTACTTAGGAACATCTTTGTACGTTTGCTGGCAAGAAATGAAGAAACCGGATTTTGATAAATTATATATTTCGGCTTTCACAACAGAGGATTCAAACTCCAGAATCCTAAATTTTGCTCCGAGCCTACTAAATAATATTTATAAAGATGATGAATCAGCAATATCTCTCGTTCAAAGAAAGGCTTCCTATCTCACACTTTGGCCGTTAATAATCGCCTGTAGTTTCATTAAAAAGCATGACAATTCACACTTCATGCAAGAATACATAATCCCAAACTTACTAATGCAATGGATAAGCCAGCGTATCCAATCCCCTATTGTAGGAATATCCTATTTCTCAACTAGAATGAAAAAAAGTAAAGATTCATTAAGATCGATAAACGTTGTGTTTCCGCCCAAAGCTACTTATAAGCAAACTGAAGAAAATGATTTTAGCCCCCGCCTTTCTTCTTTGTTTGATTTTACACCTCCGGTTTCTTGGCAAGTACTTAAAACATTAGATTACCAGAATTTCGGTGATAAAACGGAAGAGCAAATTGAAGCAATGGAGCACTTAAAATTTCGAGAGAAACGGTTTGGAATTACAGACTTCGATGAGGACCTTGTGAAACTGTACCCCTTGACAGATTTTTATAAACTTGAAGTATGCATCGATAGCATTTTCGATTACGACAAAATCGACGCGCTGACCTAGACTCAATGGCGACAATTTGGCGGCAGAGAGATAAAAACTCATAAAACTGATAAACACCGGAAAACACTAACCAACTGTTTTTAAACGCAAATACCTGTTTTCATTATAGTAAAGATGGTATTTAGGAATTTCGGACGCGGGTTCAACTCCCGCCAGCCCACCAAAATTCTCCATCGGTGATTACCAGAGTCATCCGATGAAGTCCTAAGAGCCCGCACGGCGCAAGCCCTGCGGGCTTTTTTGTGCCTGCAATTTGTCCCGCAAAGTCCGAAGAGAACTAATTAAATCCGAACTTTTTAGGCTCATTGATAGGCCCAACGAAAAGCTCTATTGTTTTCGTTGGGTCTAAACGCGTGGAGACTCGCCATGGCAAGAAAAACCAAGCCGTTAACCGATACGGAAATCAAAGCCGCCAAACCTAAAGATGCCGATTACCAGCAGTATGACGGTGATGGGCTTACTCTGTTAATCAAGTCCAGTGGCAGTAAGCTCTGGTAATTCCGTTACTATCGGCCTCTCACCAAGCAGCGAACCAAACAGAGCTTCGGTGCCTACCCTGCCGTCTCGCTTTCTGATGCGCGTAAACTCAGAGCTGAATCTCGAGTTTTATTAGCAAAAGATATCGACCCTCAAGAACATCAAAAGGAGCAGTCAAGAAGCACTCAGGAGGCAAAAACCAATACGTTCATGTTGATTGCCGAGCGTTGGTGGAACCTCAAGAAAACCAGCGTCACAGAGGACTACGCTCATAATATTTGGCGCTCACTTGAAAGAGACGTTTTCCCCGCAATTGGCAAGATCAATATTACGGACGTTAAAGCTCATACATTGGTTCAGGCTGTCCAACCAGTTCAAGCCAGAGGTGCGTTAGAAACAGTCCGTCGCCTTTGCCAACGTATCAATGAAATCATGATTTACGCCCAAAACACAGGCCTTATTGATGCAGTTCCCAGTGTCAATATTGGCAAAGCCTTTGAGAAACCTCAGAAAAAGAACATGCCGAGCATCCGCCCTGATCAGTTACCGCAAGTGATGCAGACAATGAGAAATGCCAACATTATTTTGCCTACTCGATGTTTGTTCATGTGGCAACTTCTGACCATCTCACGGCCCGCTGAAGCAGCAGAAGCTCGGTGGGATGAGATCGATTTTGATGCTAAAGAATGGAAAATCCCAGCAGCTCGAATGAAGATGAACCGAGATCATACGGTTCCATTATCGGATGAGGCGCTTTCTATTCTTGAAATGATGAAGCCTTTGAGTAGTGGCCGAGAATTCATTTTTCTAAGCCGTATCAAGCCGAACCAGTCTATGAATAGCCAAACAGTAAACGCTGCACTTAAACGTTCTGGCTTTGGTGGTGTGCTCGTCTCTCATGGCTTGCGATCTATTGCTAGTACTGCCCTTAACGAGCAGGGTTTTCTAGCTGACGTTATTGAAGCGGTATTAGCCCATGTGGATAAGAATGAGGTTCGCCGTGCTTATAACCGTACAGATTATCTTGAGCAGAGACGCCCAATGATGCAGTGGTGGGCTGATTTTGTGATGGCTGCGGATCGTGGGAGCATGATTGAAGGAGGGATGAAAGGAATGAGGCTTGTGGGATGATTCGTTAGTACTAAAAACAGAGCTATTCATTAACCTATGTTGTAATTAGGAATGTTTATAATCAATATTGAAATTGATAAAAGATTAATTCATTACAAAAGGTGTAATAAACATGAAAAAATTAGTTAAAAAACCTAATTGTTGTAGCGATGCAGAAATCGCAATATTTGAAGCACTTGTTAACGAGGGTGGAGAAGTAGAATCAGCAGGACTTCAAGAACGGATTTTGTGCGCGGAACTGCTTATTTTTATCTACGACAATAACGACCAAACTGTTGCAGTAGGAGCTATCAAAAACCCAAGTAAAGCATATAAATCCAAGACCTTTGAAAGGTCTGGTGTTTCCGGACAAGGCAATTACGACTTTGAGCTAGGCTGGCTATATGTTGCAGAAACAGCACGAAATAAAGGCTACGGGCACATCTTAATGGAATTAATTTGCAAACAACTAACTGACAAATCATGCTTTTCTACGACGCGTGAAAATAATACAGCAATGCAGTATTTATTTAACAAATTTGGCTTTTCCAAAGTTGGCAAACCTTACAAAAGTAAGAGAGGAAACCATTCCCTTATTCTTTACATCAAGGAATAACCAAGTAGCTAGAGGCAAGACATCCCTCATGCTCAATTTAGCATTCAATATAATTTAGAAATATTAAATTCTGTAAAAACATCAGTACATTAGAATTTTTAGCGGAACATAAAAACATCCGCTCAACACTCCTCAATTGCTGCGAGATTTCAATTTCATTATTTTACTCGCTGATAACGGTAGTGAATCGCTACGGGTTTAACAGACACCTCAGAGTCATATATGGACTGACCCCACCCCGGTAGACGATCCTGCCCTATAGTTTGAGCATAGGAGGAGCGTATGGGCACACACGATTTACACCTGAATTTAAGGAAGAAGCCGTCCGTCAGATAACGGAACGCGGTTATTCCGTTGCCGAAGTATCTGACCGTCTGGGCGTTTCCGCACACAGTCTCTATAAGTGGTTACGGGCTATTAAACCCCATAACAGCGAACAGCATGCCCGGGATTTACTGGAAGCCAAAAGCGAGATCCTGAAACTACGGGCGCAGCTAAAACGTACCGAAGAAGAGCGGGATATCCTGAAAAAGGCCGCGCGGTACTTTGCAAGGGAGCTCGACTGAAGTACCGCTTTATCAATGAACACCGCACTGTATGGAGTGTGATGACGATGTGTCGGGTACTGAATGTCGCCCGGGCCGGGTTCTACGCGCGGCTGCACAACCCGGTCTCGGCGCGTGATCAAGATAACCAGCGTCTGCTGATGCTTATCCGTGACTCATATTCACTGAGCGGAGGATTACCTGGTGTTTGGTAATGCCTATCTTGAGAAACGGACGAACCGGCTGGGCGGCATTTTGTCGCTGGAGCCATCACTGGCGAAATACACCCGCCTCGGGATCGACCTCGATACTTACTGGTTTGTGCAGTACGGCATGACCACCCAGCCCTACGAGTTCACCAAAGGCAGCATCTTCCACCTGATGGAGCCGGATTTGAATCAGGAGATTTACGGCCTGCCGGAATACCTGTCCGCCATCCCTTCCGCCCTGCTCAACGAGTCCGCCACGCTGTTCCGCCGGAAGTATTACATCAACGGCAGCCACGCGGGCTTCGTCATGTACATGACAGACGCCGCGCAAAACCAGGAAGACGTGAACAACATCCGCCAGGCCATGAAAAGCGCCAAGGGGCCGGGCAATTTCCGTAACCTGTTTATGTACTCACCCAATGGCAAAAAGGATGGTATTCAGATCCTCCCCCTGTCAGAGGTGGTGGCAAAGGATGAGTTTCTGAACATCAAGAACGTGAGCCGGGATGATATGATGGCGGCGCACCGCGTTCCGCCGCAGATGATGGGGATCATGCCTAGCACTGTTGAGGGGTTTGGGGATGTGGAGAAGGCATCGACAGTTTTTGTGCGTAATGAATTAAATCCACTTCAGCAACGAATTCGAGAAGTAAACATTTGAATAGGTGATCAAAGTAATAAAATTCCAAGTTTATTCCTTATAGTTAAAGTATCTCCTTGAGACATATCATCTCAAGGAGAGGCTATTATCACCTGTCATTTATAAAATGCGAAATCAATCTCAACTCCTTTATCAATAACAAGCATAGAAGAACCAACAGAGTTAATAAAATCCAGCTCACGTTCTTCAAAGCTAGTCATTGAGATAACATGAACTGGAATAAATAAATCTAGCCCTCGTAGTTTTTCCTTTAACAATAAGCCATCAACATAATCACCTATCACAAGTATATCGATGTCATTAGCGCTGTTAAAATTATTTAATGCTGATCCAAACACATACACATCAACAACACATAAACTATGATAAATAATAACATCACAGATAGATTCAATAGCTTTTTGAAAATTCAC